ATTGACAATATCAATTCTGCAATTGGTATTGTAACCTTCCCTGGCCAAGGAAGTAAAATGCGTTTCGACTTTGACGCATTAGGTGACATGCCTTCTGCACCTTCTTGGAGAGGTATGTTTGCCTACTCCAACAACCCTGGCAGGGCATATGTATCATGCGGAACCACAATGGGTGGTGAAAGTGGTTGGAGACAGATCCTTCACCAAGACATGTATGGTAACTACTTTACTGTAGGTGTCATAACTGCATCTAAATTTGCTGGTGATGGTTCTGGACTTACTAACCTACCATCTACTGATAGTATTTGGAGACAAAATGCAACTGGTATCAACACACTAGGTAACGTTGGTATTGGTACTACCACAGCAGACTATAAACTAAAAGTTGTAGGTAACTTTGGTCTATCTGGTCGTTTAGATGGAACTGCAACAGATAACATACTACCTCACCTATGGTCTGCATACTCATCACTACCTTCAGCATCAAATGTTCACGGACAGTTTGCTCATGTACATGATACAGAGAGTGCTTACTTCGCACATGCTGGTAGTTGGATCAAATTAGCAAGTCATAATCTTGACAATACAGTTGGAACTGGAACAGAATACTATAGAGTTGGTGTTCTTACTGCGACTACTCTATATGGAGATGGATCAAACCTAACCAACCTAAGTGTTGCTACTGGTTATGCAAACACAGCAGGTATCGCAACCGTAGCAGAAGGATTAACTGGGACACCAAACGTCACAGTTGCACAACTAACTGCTTCAAATGTAAGTTCTGCTGGTGTAGTAACTGCAACATCATTCGTTGGAGATGGATCAGGATTAACAGGTGTTACTGCATCTGGTACAGGTATCATCATTAAAGACAGTGGTACTTTGGTAGGAACCATTGGTACTATTGACTTTGGTTCAAACCTATCAGTATCAGCTGCATCTGCTGGTGTAGTTACTGTTACAGGTGCTGCAGGTAGTGGAGGCATTGATGGTATCAGTACCACAGGAACATCTACCTTCAATGATCTAGTTGCAACTCAACTAAATGTCTCTGGACTATCCACTCTAACTGGTAATGTAACCATAGGTGGTTCAGTATTTGTTCCTGATAACAAGAAATTATTCTTCGGAGCTGACGAAGATCTAACCATCTTCCATGACGGAAATAATTCCCACATCAAAGACACAGGAACAGGCGCACTTATACTTGATTGTGATTCTGGATTGTCACTCAACTGGGGTGGATCAACCAAACTACAAACATCTTCTGGTGGTTTAATTATCACTGGCGTTGTTACTGCAACCAAGTTCATCGGTGATGGTTCTGGATTAAGTAACATCACTGCTGCTTCTGGTATTATCATCAAGGAAGAAGGAACCGTCGTTGGTTCTGGTGTAACATTCATCAACTTCGTTGGAACTGGTGTTACAGCAACTGCTTCTGGTGCTGGTGCAACTGTTACAATCTCTGCAACAGGTGGTGGCGGTGGATCAATTTCAACCACTGGATTCGGAACCTATACTGCATCTCCTGGCACTCCAGTTAATATAGACTCCATTCCAATGGCAAGTTACTCTGGTGGAGAGTACACAGTCATGATTGGACTAGGAACATACAGACAATCACAGAAAGTACTCGTAATGCATGATGGAACCACAGCATACTCTCAAGAGTATGGCATTATGTACTCACCTGAACAACAAGTATCAATCTCTGCTGCTGTTGTTAGTACAAACGTAGTGGTCAGTTTGACTCCTGAATCAGGCATTTCTGGACTATCCACATATAGATTTGTCAAAACCCTTATACAGAATATTTGATATGTTAAGCACTAAGTATAGACTAGAACTTACTGACATCTGTTGTCGTATGTTGACTACAGATGGAGTTGAAGTCACTCTCGAAGAGAGAATCTGGATGAATAAATTATGTGAACACAATCTACATGCAAGAGAATTGAGAGACTCTCTCATGTGTCCATATAAAGTAGGGTAAAATGATTACAACTGATACCATAAAACTAGACCGTACAGGTCTTGCTACAGTACCGCCAGGCACTGGCAAAAAAGCATATTCTATTGGATGTTATCAGAAATCAGACTGGGAATTTATCCATGAAGAATTAAAAAAAGATGGATCATTAGAAGATAATATTCCTTCTGGAAGTATCACTGTCACTGATGAAAAACTTCATAGTGATACTAGAGGAACATACATGTTGACTGATGCAGAAGCAGAAGACTTAAAGAAACATGAGAAAGTTAAATTCGTCAACATAGATTATTCAGCATACCCTGGCACATTTCAACCAGATCCAGGCGAAATTCATTGTAGTAGTCCTGTAAGAAATATAGCAAGATTCAAAAAGAATGTATCAAACTACAGAGCATTTAATACTGCACCATCAACACCGCCAACAAGTCAGGCTGGTATAGGTTCAACTGATAAAAACAGAACTGGATATCAAATACTAAGACACTTACAGAGAGATAACCCTTGGGATGCAACTACCAATGGTCTATCTGGTTACGACCACCATATATTTGAACAAGACATCTACCAATTAGGAGATGGAACTGGAGTAGATGCAATCGTTTCTGATGATGGATTCTGGATTGCACACCCAGAATTTGTAACTACATCTGACGATCCACCTCTTTGGAAGACAGGTAACGCATTAACATGGAGTGGAATCTCAACTACAGCAGGTACTTGTGGTGTATTAGATGTACTATTAGATGGGCCATATTATATTGATCCAGATTACTTCAATGCAGATCCAGGCAATAGATTAACTCAACGTTGGGATGGAACTACTGTTCCTACAGATCAGGCTGCAAGAGATTGGTGGTCTGATTCTAATGCAAGGTCTGTTGGATTCTCTACTATAGGAACCGTAACTGGATTCAGTAACGCATATTCAAGGTCAGTATGTTTAGGTGATAACAATAATAAGGCAACCAATCTAACCAATCATGGTACTCAATGTGCTGGACAAGTATTTGGTAAGAACTATGGTTCTGCATATAACTGTAACAGATGGGTATTAAATTCTATCGGTAATTCTAACTGTGGTATCAATGACAACGGCCAATTTGATATCATAAAGATATTCCACCTCTATAAACCAAATTATGATTGGCGTTCGGAAGGTCAAAGAGGTAGACAAAATCCAGATAAGAACCCAACACTATCAAGTAACAGTTGGGGATATAGAAGTAGTAGTTTCGTAAACGGAACTCATTACTGGTATAGACCATCTGCAATTGATGGTAGTGTAACTGGTATTGCATATACAACAGGATTCTATCAAGGGGCACACTTCTTTAGATACCTTGGTGGATATGGTGACAGTGGAAGAATGAAAGGAGAGATGGTAGATAACTCTACCAGTGCAAGTGGAAATGAAATGTCAGATGCTGGTGTTATATTTGTATGTGCTGCTGGTAACAGTAACCAAACTCAATGTGCTCCTGATAGTCCAGAATTTAATAACTACTGGGCAGATAATGACAGTGAACCATTGCAATCTGCAACTCACTTGGAGTTTGGATTAACCATGTATAATACCTTCAATAGAAGAGGGTGGCCACAATCACTAGGAAAAACTACTGCTGGTTTATCGACAGCAGGTACAGAGTATGCAGCAATTAATATTGGTGCATTAGATGATCAAATATCATCAGGTGGTTATGTAAATAACACAGACTATAAAGAACGTATAGTTAACTATAGTGATAAAGGTACTGGAATAGATTGTTATGGTGCTGCAGATGATACTCTCACTGCTGATGGCGAAGATACTGCACAAACATATGTTCACCCAGAAACATATACTGGTTTAGGTCTGACTCCATATGATAAAGACTTTGGTGGTACTAGTTCTGCATGTCCTACTTGTGCTGGATGGATAACAACTAAATTACAATACAATAGAGACTGGACTTGGAGAGATATAAAAAATTGGTTAAAGAATCAATGTGGAGTTCAGGACTACGAAAAGTTCTACAAAGGTAATGACTGTGAAGGTGCAGACAATCCTGACTGGGATGATGTACACAGTCTCCAAGGTGGTGATGCTGTTGTCATATGGGATGCTCCCACTGGTTCAGATAAAGAACCACAAAGGCCTCAACTTAGGTTGAAGAACTCAAAGGGAGTCAAGATGAGTGGTATCGTAATTAAATTTACCTAATAAATACTAAAAAAGGTCTAAGTTAATGGCAGAAAAATCTTTTGGTGTTAAGGATATTAATATGGTTGGAGCCACTGGCGATCCAACACTAGAAAGTCCTGGCAATTTAAAAATCACCGTTGGTTCTGGAAAGACCTGTACTATTGAAGGTGGAGTCGTAACAACTAATAGAACTGTTGGAGATGGCACTGACCAATCATTTGCAACTAAGTACTACGTTACCGCTAATGGTGCTTCTGCATACCGATTTGCTGGGCCTGGAGTAGTTAATACAACAGATAATCCAACACTCTTCCTGCAGAGAGGGCATACATACCTCTTTGAAAATTCTACAGGTGCTAACCACCCATTTGCAATTAGATATTCAAGTGGTGGAGTATCATATGGTTCAACATATCTAAGTGGTTCTAACCAAGGTACTCAGATATTCAATGTCCCCTTTGATGCACCAGCATCTCTCGTATACCAGTGTACAATGCACTCTGGTATGGTTGGAACACTAACGATTGTAAGTTGATATGTCACCTTTAGCATTTGGAATTGGTAAGTCTAGAGGGGCTGACTTTGACCCTGCTGTATTTGACTGTAATTACTTACAGTTCTATTGGTGGTGGACTGATGGAAAAGATTTAGATATAAGATGTGAATTTCTTAAACCTACATCGTTGGCAAACCAAACAGTAGGTGCAGAAAAGTTAGATAAGATAACAAACGGTAGTGGATCCATAACCTATATGCAATGGGGTAAGGATAATACTACAGATACAGCTGGATACGAAGGCATATACATTGATGTTGCTGCATTAAAACAACTAGGTCTTCAAAATAATGAGATAGAATTAAAGTTCAGTGCAACTTGGTACGCAGAAGTAGGAACAGAACCAGTAATAATAAAGGCATCTGGATACAAAGGTGGTACTATGACACTAGAATCAGAGACACCTAACGTGCCTGGATGGGGATTTGTTAATACAGGATTCGCAAAATCATTTACAGACTATAAAGAATCTCGTGGTACTATCATCACTGCTGCTGGACATGACAATGGAAACGGACAAATGGTAGCAAGAGGAACTATAAATCTAAGTACCTATCAATTGCGTTTCTGGGAACCTTAATAATAATTTCAGACACTATATCTAGAGTATAGGTAAAAACTAGGTTAAGTTGTATAAATACGGCTGAACTAATGTAAGATCACATGAAAAGAATTATTCCTTTTCTTATGATGACAGCTGCAGGTTTATTGGCTAGTCCCGTTAGAGCAGATCTAACATCTAGGTTTACTTCCAGTGTACAACTGCAAGTTAATGCGGCTGCAACACAGATGCAACGAG